ATGCAGAAAATGCAAAGTATATGCGAAAAGATTACTATTCGAATCTTATTCGTGGTAAGACTAAGAGTTGGATAGACGTCTATGTAATGAATAAGCTGGGCTCTATCCAAGATGGCAAGCCTATTTACCAGATGTTTGCCAGAGATATGCACGTTGCTAAGGAAGAGGTTCCGATTGCAGCGGGATTGCCAGTATATGTGGGCTTAGACTTTGGCCTTACCCCAGCCGCTACAATTGGGCAGAAGGTTCGAGGTCGTTGGTTAGTGCAAGCCGAGCTTGTTGCGTTTGATATGGGTATTGTGCGTTTTGCAGAGGTGCTTCGTGAAGAACTTTCTACACGTTTTTCAGAATGCTCAGAAGTATTTATCTATGGCGACCCTGCTGGTGACTTTCGCGCTCAGACCGACGAGACCACCCCGTTCCATATACTTCGAGGTGCTGGTTTACGAGCGTTCCCAGCCCCTTCTAACTCAGTTGACTTGCGCCTTGAATCTGTTGCGTCCCAGCTACAGAAAATGAGCGATGGTAAAGCAGCGTTCTTGATAGACCCCAGATGTCAGCAGCTAATTAAAGGCTTTGAGGGTGGCTATCAGTATAAACGCATGGAAGTTTCTGGTGAAAGGTACGCTGATAAACCAGATAAGAACATGTATTCCCACATTCACGATGCTCTACAGTACATGATGCTGGGCGCTGGTGAGGGTAGGGCGTTGATGAACAGCCAGAAGCCCGCGCAACCGACTGTTGCTGGCCGTTCTTTTGATGTATTCGCAAAAAAAAGGCCGCAGCGTAGGCAAGGTCTTTGGTCTAGGATGTAATTGTGCGTTGATCTTAATTTGATTTTGTGAATATGCAGGGATAAAGCAAAGGAGATTTTTCATGTGTGGAAGCAAGAAGGGCTCGCAACAAGCAGCTCAAACAACTGCTGAAGAGCAAGCCAAGCAAGAGGCGGCAGCCGCAGAAGCAAAGGCAGCGGCCCAAGCAGAGGCAGCAGCAAAGCAAGCGGCAGCAATCGAGGCAGCTAGAGCAGACGCCATAGCAACCTACAAGGCTGAACAAGAAGCTAAACGCCAAGCGGAAGCTGATAAGATTGTTAGCTCCGCAAATATTCGTCAGGAACGAATTGAAAAGTTTGGATCGGTTTCCACAACAGGCCGTGCTTCTCGTCGCTCTGGATCTCGCAGTCGCCGCAGTCTGATTACAGGACTTGGTGGTGGCATTGGTTATTATGATAGGTTTGCTAGCTAATGGATAATGTAGCGCAGAAGTACATGAAGCTATACGACTCGGCAAAAGCGAAGCGTGAAAACTTCGTGCCGTTGTTTGATGAATGCTATGAGTATGCGCTACCCCAGCGCGAATCTTTTTACTATGAAGCCACTGGTCAACGTCGAGATGATAGAATCTTTGACGAAACAGCCGTGGTTGGCGTTCAAGAATTTGCGTCCAGATTGCAGTCTGGTCTCGTACCTAACTTCGCTAGGTGGGCTGACCTTACCGCAGGATCTGAGATACCCAAAGATCAACGCGATGTAGTTAACAATGATCTTGATGATGTAACTGATTATGTCTTTGAGGTAATACAGAACTCTAACTTCTCTCAAGAAGTGCATGAGTCCTTCATGGATTTAGCCGTAGGTACTGGCGTTCTTGTTTGCGAAGAAGGCGATGCTATAAATCCTGTTAGCTTCTCAGCGATTCCTTTGCCGCATGTTGTTCTGGATACCGGGCCTGACGACAAAATTGACCATGTATTCCGTGAGCGGAAGAACATTAAGTTTGGTCAGATCATGGTTCTGTACCCAAAAGCTCAGATGCCACCCGACCTAATGAACCAAGTGCAGAACTCACCTGAGAAAACAACAACCATTCTTGAGATTGTTTGTCGTGATTACAGTAAGTTAAACGAAGAAGCCTACGTTAGCTACGCTATCTGCATGACAACTAAGTGCGTGGTGTACTCGAAAGAGATGAAAGGCATAGGTTCAAATCCGTTTATATGCTTCCGTTGGTCTAAGTGCGCTGGTGAAGTCTATGGCCGTGGCCCGTTAATCAATGCTTTGTCTGCGATTAAGACTACTAATCTTACCATTGAGTTAATTCTTGAGAACGCACAGATGGCAATCTCTGGCATTTATCAGATGGAAGACGATGGCGTCATTAATCCTGATACGATTAATCTTGTACCGGGAACGATCATACCAAAAGCAATGGGTTCTTCTGGCTTGCAGCCGATACAAGCCGCGGGAAGTTTCGATGTAGCGCAGCTGATATTGTCAGATATGCGCCTTAACATTAAGCGTGCGCTATACAATGATATGCTTGGCAATCCAGATCGCACCCCCGCCTCTGCTACAGAGGTTGCTGAACGAATGGCGGACTTGTCTCGCCGTGTTGGCGCTGCATTTGGTAGGCTTCAAGCTGAGTTGGTACAGCCTGTACTGCAACGAGTAATCTATATCTTGAAAAAGCAAGGGCGCATTGATCTACCAACCGTAAACGGCAGGGAGGTTAAGGTTCGCTCTGTTTCTCCACTGGCTCAAGCTCAAGCAAACTCTGATATTACATCCATTTCTCGCTTTATGGAGCTTGCTCAATCTGCCTTTGGGCCAGAGATGACACAGGTTCTAGTCAACTCAGAAGAGGCTGCTGCATACCTTGCGAAAAAATTTGGTGTACCAGATAACTTGATTCGTGACGAATCAGAGCGTAAAGAAATAGTTGCAATGATGCAGCAAATGTCACAACAGCAACAAGCTGGAATGGGAGCTGCACCGCAACAGTTGGAGTAGCGCTTGGAAAAAGCAAAGGTTCACATGGGCGTCGATGGTATTCAGCGCCCATTGCAGCGGGATAGAGAGATTAGTCTTAATGTCGCTGAAGTATTTGGAAAGCCATCTGGTAAGGCAGTCCTGCAATACTTGAGGTCAATTACCATTGAAATGGTTAACGGCCCAAACGTATCAACAGAAGAGTTACGACACCTAGAGGGGCAGCGTTATATCGTTGGCCTCATTGAGTCTCGTATTAATCATTCGCATAAGGTGAAAAACGATGTCTGAACAAAGCACACTTCTTGAACAACCAATAGAAACCGAATCACAAGACGAAGCTCAAGTTGACGCTACGGAAGGAGCGGAGGCACAGCCAGAGGCAGAGGCGCAATCAGAAGAGACGCTGCTTGCGGGTAAGTACAAAAGTGCAGAAGATTTAGAAAGCGCGTACAAAAGTCTTGAGTCTAAGATTGGCGAAAAGGAAGATGCCATTCGTGAGCGGCTTAAAGAAGAAATGAGCCAGCCCAAAGAAGGTGTGCCAGCTACATCTGGTGAGTATGAGTTGCCTGACTTTATTGATGAGGCAGAGGCAGTTGAAAGCGATGCACTTAAAAGCTGGGCAGATCATTGCCTTGAGAATGGGTACAATCAGGAAGAGTTTCAAAAAGGCATTGAGCTTTATATGCAGTCAATGCCAGAGGAGCCTAACCTAGAGGAAGAGGCGAAACATCTTGGCGATAATGCAAACGCCCGGATTGAGGCTGCATCTCTATTTGCTAACAAGTTCTTCCCAGAAGATGCAATGTCAGCGGTTGAGCGTATGTGCGAAGGGGCTGATGGTATCATTGCCCTTGAAGCAATCATGACAGCAATGAAAGAACCATCAATGAATGTTGAAACCGGGACTGCCGATTCCATCAGCGAAGCGTCTTTGAATGAAATGATGCGAGATGAAAGATACTGGAACCCTCGCGTAAGAGATGACAACTACGTTAAGCAAGTACAGTCTGGGTTTAAGAAACTTTATGGATGATATAAAAATTATGCAGCGGGGTAAGTTTTATCTTACCCCATTGCAATACAGCCATATAGACGAGATTTGCTCTAACCTTCCACCCGAAGGTCTTCATGATATTAAAAGTCTTGGCTACGACACGCCCAAGGAAGCGCTGTCAGAGATGATGCAAGTCTCTGAGTCGTACGTTGTTAAGAGTGATGGCGGGCCGATACTATGCGTAACAGGCTTAGCCTTTGATGTTACAATAGAATTACCGCAGTTCTTCTGTATATTTACGAATGAAATAAAGAAAAACCTACGCCTTCTTATAATCGGATCGCGCATGATAATGGGGCTGTTCGATCAGACACACCCCCGTCTCTGCATGTCTATATTATCGGATTTTCCTATAATGCTTAACTGGGCAGCGTCTCTCGGCTTTGAGCCTGTTGGCATATCTAAACACTATAATTCAAAATATATTGAGTTTGTGCGTTGCAATCCGATGGAAAAAGATGTTTCAGATAAATTATCAAGGCCCGTAATGCACTGAGAAGCCCGAAAGGATACCTTCGTTGAGGATGTTGAGCGGATACCCAAGATGCAAACCCGATAAACTTTAACAAGGACTGTTCAAATGGCTAACACAATTGACGTAGCATTTATCAAGCAGTTTGAAACCGATGTGCATCTTGCTTATCAGCGCATGGGTTCCAAGCTCCGCAATACAATTCGTACCACAAACACCTCTGCTTCTGTATCTCGCTTTCAGAAGATTGGCACAGGTGCGGCATCAACTAAATCGCGCAACGGCAACGTAACTACTATGGAGCTGGCGCACACCACTGTTGAAGCAACAATGGCTGACTTCTACGCAGCTGAGTACATCGACAAGTTGGACGAGCTGAAGATGAACATCAACGAGCGTCAAGCTGTTGCTGAGTCTGCGGCTTCTGCACTTGGTCGCAAGACTGATGAAATCATTTCTACTGCAATGGATGCTGGTGCAAACTCAACTCAGATTGCTGACACTACTGGCGCACTTGGCAAAGCTGACTTGCTTACATTGTTTGAAACCTTCGGCACAGCAGATCTTCCAGAAGACGGAAATCGTTATCTTGCTATGTCTCCAGCTGGCTTTGCTGACTTGTTTAACATCAACGAGTTCGCATCATCCGACTACGTTGGGCCACAGCAGCTTCCGTTTGCTGGTGGTATGACAATGAAAGAGTTCCTGGGTTTCAAGATCTTCTCAACGTCTGCTGTAGCTGGTGGCAAAAACTTTGCTTACCATACACGCGCTATTGGTCTCGGTGTTAACTCTGACGTTAAGACAGAGGTTAACTACGTTCCTGAGAAAGTCGCACACCTTGCAACTTCAATGATGTCTATGGGTGCTGTTGTTATTGACGATAACGGCATCTACGAAGTTCTCGACAACAACTAAGTTGATTGGGGGGAGGAAACTTCCCCCTTTCTTTCCGTTTGGAGGATTTACATGGCTGTCCTAAGTACCTCGGCTAACACCCCAATTGACGTATCTAGTCGCGCTCTCATCTTAATTGGTGCAGAGCCTATTACTTCTTTTGAGGATGGAACAAGCGAGGCGCTAATTGCGGCTAATATGTATGAGGACATAGCTCGTTCTGCATTAGTAAACTGCCGTTGGCGCTTTGCTACGAACCAATCAGTTCTTAACCGTTTATCTGATTCGCCTACTGGCAGATATACCGCTGCGTATCAAATACCTTCAGACTCGTTAATGCTTCATGCTGTTACTGTTAATGACTTTAACATTGAGTATCAGACTTACGGCGACAAGATATTCTGCGATACGAGTGACACCTCAGAGGTAGTCCTCGATTATACATTCAGAGCAAGCGAACAGGATTGGCCTTCATATTTTGTGATAGCAGTTCAGTTTGAGTTAGCCTCTGTGTTTGCTTCCTCTCTAGCTCAAGACGCTAGCTTGGCACAGCTAATGGGTCAGCAAGCTCAACTAACAATGATGCGGGCGCGTACCCTAGACTCACAGCAGCAGACAACGCGCAAGCTATCAACATCAAGGTTTATTGCTGAAAGGCGCAGTTAATGCAGAAGGTACGGGTTCCAGTAACAAACTTCTCTTACGGGGAAGTTAGCCCTTCTTTGTACTCTCGCACCGACTCTGCGGTTTACACGGGATCAGCGCAGCGCATTGAGAACTTCTTTCTTCGAGCAGAAGGTGGGGTCATTAAGCGCGCTGGACTTCGTAGCATTTATCAAAACGATATTGTTCTCAACAGTTCTAAGACACAGCAGTCACGCTTGCTGCCGTTTATATTCTCTGATGATGAACGCTATGTTGTTTCCCTTGAGCATCAAAAGCTGAAGTTCTTTTTCATTGATCCTCTTACTGGCGTCTTGAGCTTAGTAAACACAATAACTCAAGACATTAACGGAAACACTTTAAAGTTTACTGACACGTTCTTGCATGAGTTTACGTTTGCTCAAGCTGGCGATGTTATGTTTATTTGCCATCCAACCTTTATTCCGCAGCAGATTGTGCGTTTATCTTTAAGCTCGTTTCAAGTTGAACCGTTTGTGTTTGATGCTAGGTCTGACTTAACAAAGATATACCAGCCTTATTATAACTTTCATCGTCAAGGGACTACGCTAGCAGTCTCCGCTACTCAGGGTAACGGGGTTACTTTAACTACATCTGATCCTTATTTTGCCACAAACGGCGACCATGATGGTGTTACGCTTCGTTATCATGGGGCTGAAATCGAAATAACTTCTGTTCAAAGCACCACTCAAGCGACTGGTAATATCTTTGACACGCTAACCGTTAGGCTACCAGTAAACTCTTTTAGCACTACAGAAGGCGAAGCTGACATAGAAGTTACTATGGTCAAGCACGGCCTGTCTGTTAATGACTCACTGACAATCTCACATGCTGGCGGTGTTGGCGGTATTGCAAACAATCAAATCAATGGCACTCGAACTGTTGCTGAGATTGTTGATGATGATAAGTTTGTTATGACAGCTGGGGCAAATGCTAACTCCTCTGAGATCGGCGGTGGTACTCCAAAGATTACAACAAGCGCAGCAACAACCTCATGGGAAGAGCAGTCTTACTCTGTTCTTAGAGGTTATCCGGGTGCCGTTACCTTTCATCAAAACCGTTTAGTTTTTGGTGGCACTCTGTCTCAACCAGATTCAATTTGGTTTAGCAAAAGCTCAGAGTATTATAACTTTGATGTTGGCACTGCAAAGGATGATGAATCAATCCACGTTACCGCAAGCGTTGGTGAGATCAACCAAATCCGTCACCTAGTTTCGAATCGTGACTTGCAAGTCTTTACGGCTACGTCAGAAATGTTTGTACCGTCATTTAGCAATCAGCCAATTACGCCAACAAATATTATTGTGCGCAGGCAAACGCCATTTGGTTGTGACTTTGTTCGGCCTCAAGCCTTAGATGGTGCCACATTGTTTGTGCAAAAAGGTGGGGCAATTGTACGAGAGTATGTGTTTGCTGATACTGAAGCTGCTTACGTTGCCAGCCCTATATCGCTTATCTCTTCCCACTTAATTAAAACCCCTATTGAAATGAACACTATGTATGGGGCAATGAGCCGCTCCGAAAGCTATGTGTTTGTTGTTAACTACTATGGAACTATCTCAGTCTTTAACTCTAACCGTGGAGAAGACAGGGCGGGATGGACTGAGTTTACTACTCAAGGATACTTCAATTCGACTGTAACTATTGATGATCGTGTTTTTGCTAGCATTATATACAATCAGGGCGATGGCACTCAGAAGTTTGCCTTATGTGAGTTTGATGAAGCCTATAACACTGATGTGTCTGGCATCTACAATGGCACTGCTGGTGTATTTGATGTGTCTGACTTCTATGCTGATGGTGCGGTTCTAAATGTAATAGATGGCAACAACTATGTTGGTGAGTTTACTGTCTCTGGTGGTGAGATAGATGTGTCTGCTATAGACCCAACTTTGGATCAGGCTGAGATAGGAATGAAGTTTGACGTTACGTTAACTACAAATCCATTAGATGTTGCAACAGGAGCTGGGCCTGTAACTGGTACGCCGCGTAGAATAGGCAGTGTGGTTGTTGATCTTCACGACACCTTGTCGGCTACAGTAAATGGTGCAAATCTAGTTCTAAGAAACGTAACTGACGATCTTTCACTTCAAGTCAACTCGTTCACTGGTAAGAAAGAGTTCCGTCTAATGGGTTACAGTAGAGACCCACAGATTACAGTTACACAATCTGCCCCGCTTGCACTGCAAGTTAATGGCATAGTAGCGGAGTTAACTTTCTAATGGACCCAATGACAGCACTACAAATTGGTTCTACCGTTTTTGGAATTATGGGCCAAAACAAAGCGGCTAATGCTGAAGCTCTTAGGGCTGAGCAGCAAGCACGTCAAATGGAAATTGACCGCAAGCTAGCAGAGGCCCAAGCCCTTGAGGCTCAAAATCTACGCATTTCTGAATACAACTCAGCAAAATCATCAAACAATGCTCAGTTTTCTTTTAACTTAGGTGGCGGTGAAAGCTCTAGTCTTGCAGCATTTGAGAAGTTTCAACGAGAAACTATGTCAGCTGATGTGGCTTCTAGCCAAAGACTTGCTGGGATAGAAGGTTCTAGCAGAAGCGTTGCCGCAATGATTGAGCGTCAGCGTGGTTCTAGTGCAAAATCTGTTGCTACAATAAACAATATGTCTCGACTCTTTGAACTTGGGTCTGATCTTTCTAAAACCTATGTGCCAAAAACCTACACGCCAACAAAAAAATAAGGTGTAAACCATGCCAGTAATACGCGAAACACGCAAAATATTTACTCAGCCCATTGGTGTTCGCAGCTTTGACACTGGTGAACAGAATGTTGGCCGCGCTATATCAAACTTTGCCGACAAAGCTGGGCAAGAGTTTTATGAACGCGCTAAGATAAATGCTGAAAAGTTTGGAAGTGAAGCTGCTCAGTCTATTCAAGCAGAAGACTTAAAGGTTTTTGACTCGGCAACTGGCAAGCCAGAAGTGCTGTCTAGCATGGAGGGCATGGGTAGCATTGCTTCCTCTGCATTCGAGCAAGTGGTTGAGCGCCGCTTCGTTGACTCTGTTGATAAGGACATTCGACTAAAATCCGCCGAGCTTGCTTCTAAGTATGAAGATCCTGTTCAGTATCAAAACATGTTTGAGTCTTATCTTGGCTCCATGGCTAAGGGCGCTGGTGATCGCTTTAAGAATGTCATCATGGACTCTGGTTCTTATGTCATGAAGTCTACTAAAATCCAGCTTGCCGATGCTGCTAGAGCTAAGAGCAGGGCTGCCGCCGCAAAGGATGTATCGTCAACTAACGCTCTGCACGCTGAAACTGTTTATGATGCTGCATCTACCAATCAACATGGAGTTGCTGTTGCAATAATAGAAGAGCGCATTACAGCTTCCGTAGAGGCTGAGAAAGCGGAGCTTTATGAGAAAGGGTACTCCAGGACCGTAGCCTCACAGCTGGGCGCACAAGCTATGTCAGGCGCTTTAGAGGTGGCACTGAGGGGTGCGACCCCAATACAGCAAGCATCAATAAAAGTTTTTATTGGTAGCCAAGGCAAATCTGGAGGAGAAGCGCTTACTCCAAATCAACTAGCAACCCTTAAGCCCTATATAGGTTATGTTGATCGCGCTAATACAGGCAGCTTGCTTGCTCAAGCAAATGTTGTTTCTACTAACTTCAATGCAGTAACAGCTGCAAAGATTGCAGAAGAAAAAGCCAAGTATGAAGCAAGCATGAATCGGTTACGCGCTAGCATAACTGGTGTTACATTTGCTGCAAATGCTCAGGTTGAAGCTCTTAAAAAGGGCAACGAAGCCTTTTTGGACGAAGTCGAATTATATTTTACAGACGACTATATTGCTCCAAGCCGATTTGCAGCCACTACTTCAATTACAAATGCTTGGGCTTCTCAAAGTGCTGAAAGCATTTCTGGCTCTGTGTTTGCTGTTGAATCTTTATTTAGCAAAAATTTAATAAGACTTAGGAAAGCAAGAAGCCTTGGCTTAACCGACGAAAAATATACAGCCTATGCCCAAGACGCGCGGAGAGCTAGTTTGGATGCGGTTGTTTTAGGATTAGCAAATGATGGAAACATAGACGCATTAAAGGTAGCGCTAAATACAAACAAGCCAGAAGACATTGCAAAACTAAGCAGCCTGCAACAGTCTGCTATTAACTCTTTAACGCAGACTAGTCTCTATGATCCGACTGAAGACCGTGCATATGTTAGAACATTGCTAAGTGGTTCTGTAAATGAAAACGAAGTTAAACTTAATAGAGAGAAAACAAGATCAGAAGTCTTTGTAGAGTTTAGCGATGTGTCAACAACATTTGTTAATGGAGTCTATGACTTAGAAGCTATTGGTGCAACTGAAGCATTAGGAGATAGAGCTTTAGAAAATGGAGACATTTCGGCTCCAGAGCTTGAATCTCTAGTTAAAGGGTTAAGATCTGCCGCTGGTATAGGCATATCTAATATTGTTTCAGGAAATATGAGTTCTTCAGAGTTAACCGATCTTTCTGTTTACGTTTTAAGCGGGGGCGAAAAAGGAAGTATGCTTAATACTCATGTGGTTACTGCCGGAGACTCTATTCTTTCTTTAGTACCTAGCAGTAAGTTAAGTAG